AAAGAGTCCTGCACACTATAGGTATTATAATTCAAGATCAGTTGAACAATTAAAACTAATAAAAAAACTATACCGTGAGAGCTTTATGGCAGCTCGTGGTGTAGATAGAATTTTAATAAAGAAAGGATATAACAATGTCAAAAATGTCAGAAAGTCAGAGGCAATATTTTCTACAAAGAGTAAGCAATCAAGTTTACAACGCAAAGAGAGTATTGGAACTCAAAGAGTCAAGGAAGAAGGAACAGATGATTACGAAGATGTATCCAAAGTACTTAAAGACTATTGGGATCAATACATTGCTTGATGAGTATAAAAAGAAAGAAGTTGCTTACGAAAAATCTAGAGATGAACTATTAAAGGTTGTTCAAAGAATGTGTGACGCTGAAGATATTAGCTCATACAATGTAACAACTTACAGAGATGTAGAAGTTAAACTAAAGGAACTTTGTGGTTTAATGGTTGATAGAGAATATAAGAATACTGATGAGGGAAAAGAGTTACTAGCTCTTGACCAAGCTCACCAACAAGCTCAAGATATGATCTGGTCTGCTGGTAGTCAATCAGAACAGCTTATGAAAATGATATCAGCAACATTGCAAAAAGGTGCTGGTATTGATATTGGTTACAAACCATTACAATTGGAGGATAAATCATAATGTTTGAATTTTTAGTTGGTCTTATAGTTGGTTGGATCTTTGCGAGATCTTACAAGAAACTAAAACTAGACCTACAAGATATCGTAGATGATCTAAAATCACTTACGAACAGATTTCGTGAGGTAGACTAACAGTTCAGGGTTATCCATGAACAACAGGGGTTGGAGTATGTTTGTTGTATTCAACACAACTCTTTCCTCTGTAGTATCATTAGACAAAGCCATACCTTCATTGACTTCGCCTATCGTTTTGAAAACACAATGCATGATTTCATGCAATACTGTGTTTGCTTCCTCTTTTGGAGAAAGACCTGGTTGTATCTCTATTTTATTCTCACGATCAAGATACTGACCAAATGAATCAGTCATATTATCTCTTTTAAAATCAGGACTAGCATATTCAATGTTAATGGTTCTATAACCGACTCTGATTTTCATGGGAAGTTTCATTTAGATACACCTATTCTAGTGTAATTTAAGTTATAACTTGAGTTGGGAGTCATTTGCAAGTAGTTTTCCATAATATTTGAGAATAAATAATCGGTTCTAAACAATAGTTTAGCCAAAATTTACGTTCATTGCCATATTGTTGATGCAGTTCCATATGGTGATACACACATAAAGGCACTGTATAAGAGTCACATACTTTCTGTCCAAGACCTCGTTTTTGGGCATACATGATGTGGTGTGCGTGAATATCCTGATCGGTCTTACAGACACAACAAGGGTGTTCACGGACATATTCTAGGTGTTTACTGCTCCGATGGCGTTTTTCAATCGTAGGGTCAAACAGCGATTTATCTATTTTACGCTTTTTAGCCACGAATAGTATTTCCCTTGCTGACTAGTCCGAAATGAACAGCTGCTTCTCCGAGTGCTTCTCTTAGTCTATGTCCACCATAGTTTTTAGACCACTTCATAATACGATTTAAATCAGATATGCTGTATCCTTTACCACATACTAGATCTAGTACATCTGCTGATGTAGGACCTACAGCAGTATGACATCTAGCTAGAGCTTCCATAGCATCTAGCTTATGATCAGCAATATTACCAGATGAACCACCTCCATCTATTCTTTCAGAGAGATTCGCTACTTTACTACCTAATTGAGATATTTCATGAAGTTTCCTATATTTCATACCAGCAGAATATTGAATAGAGGTAATTAAATTACGATTCCGCAGAGTATCAAGAGAGCATTCTCTTAGATTCATGACCATTACATAGCTACCCTGCTTCAGTACTGGCTGGATATCCCTCTTATCCTCTGGCTTCATTAATTAAATATGAATGATTTGTTGTACATATGCAACGAATATGATTTATTGAAAGTGAGTAAATATGAAATTAAACAAACCTATTCTTAGTGATGACTATAGACATAGTGCATCAAGAGGTGTTGATTATATAGAGAATCCCTCATTATGGTTAATGCGTAACTATTTTGGTGTAGAGTCTACACAGAATTACAGTATGGCTATGGGTACAGCATCTGAGTGGGCTGCCTATAAAGGTCTACATGAAGATTATGATAGAAATATTGATTACAGTCAAAGATATGAACAGGTATCAAGGATGGCTGAGAATCAGTTTAAAACACTGTGTCAAGATTTATTAGAAGAAGATGAAGGTGTCATACCTAAACAAATGCAGAAGGTTGGTGCTATAGCAAACAACTTCATAGATATTTTATACAATCTAGACAAAGAACTAATATCATACAATGAGAAAAAGATTGTTGAATATCCTAATCTTAAACACAAGATAACTTATGTGCCAGATTTTGAGTATGAAGATCTTATAGTAGATACAAAAGCAACACAACAATTTCCAACTGATCCATTTAAAACTAAGATAGCTCATATAAGACAGGTATCATTATATGGCTTGTTATCTGGTAAAAATGTAGCATTGTTATATGCAACAGATAAGAAATGTGCTATCTTTGGAATACCAGATGATATCGTAAAGAGGGAGGGTGAGTTCATGATTGAAGTGTTTAATACAATCGAGAAAAACAATGAGTTATTCAAAGATGCCAGGACATTCATGAAACATCATATACTTAACACAGAAGGATACAAATGGGATGAAGACACTAAAACAATCGCTGACAGGTATTGGTCTAAAGCTTAACAAAGGAGGACATATGGCATACCAAGCACAACTAAAGAAAGACGCAAGGGATTACTCAGAAGGTGATCAGATCAAATTCTGGATTCCTGCTAAAATGAATGACAATGATATTGTAGTCTATTGGAACAATGGATTACTATCAGATGGCACTAAACCAATGGATTCACTCAAAGAGGGTGAATGGATTGAGTTTGAGGGCTACAGTAAGAATGGTAAAACATATACAGCTAAACAACTAAAAGTTGCTGAAGGTCTTGAAGCTCTTGCTGATGATAACCTTAATCAAGATACACCATCTTCTAAAAAGATTACATCTGCCATTTCAGATCAAATTCGTTCAGGTGATATGGTTCGAGTAAGAGCAGTTAATGATGCTATGCTTGACAAGGACATGAAATGGACTGACAAGGTAAAGTATGTAAAACAAGCTGTGAATTTATACTCAGCTAGTACAATGGAAGATGCAGAGGTAAGTGCAGAATATGACGAAGAAGGACAAAGAATACCTTTCTGACATCACTATTAATGAATTAGATTCTGCATTTTTTGATGCATATCATGAAAATGTTTGTGAAGTAGCAATTGAGAATTTTCGCAGAGATGGTCATGTAGCAACTATTCTTGTAGGGCATACTAGAGGTACAGCTTCATTTACTAAGTTATTTGACAAGGAACTGAAAGATGAGGCTGTAAATCTATTTAAAATATTGAAACGTAAAAGTATCAGCACATATAGTTTTGTTAGTGAGGGTAAAGTAAAAAAACCAAAACAACATAAAAAGGCAGAGTGTATTATTATATCATCACATAACAAAGCTGGTGATGCCAGGACAACTATTTATGAAATTACTGATAGAGATAAATTAAAAGTATCTTTATTTGCTACTGGCGAAGTACAAGATAATTTATGGAATTATTTATTACAAGATGATGAAAGGGTATTACATTGAGTAAACTAGATATAATGGAAGCAAAACTAAAGCTAAATGATTATTTAGCTAATGCTCCAAAGAACTATCACTGTATAGGTGAGCATACTGATAAAAACGGTAAAAATAGAGTTGTAGATGCTACTGTAAAAGCACACACTGCTGATTTAGCTAGACAAAAATTTATTCAGTATTTTGCAAAAGATGAAGGAACTACAATTGTTACATCCTGTATTCGTAAACCAGGATATATAGAAAAACAAGGGGGTATACTATGAATTATAATCCAGCTAATTTTGAAAGATCAGAAAAAGATATTAAGTTTTCCAAAGAGACTTCATTAGATGAAGCATCTGCTGAGAAAGCATATAACTTTATGGCTAACAATCTTGATACTCTTGCTGAGTATGAAGAAGCATCTGATCTTTTAGATAACTATACTAAGCATCTAGTAGATAATCTAGCTAGTATGGCAGAAGGTAGTGAAGCTGCTAAGAAAAGAACAGCTCATGCTGATACTGCTTACAGAGTACATATAGAGAATCTATCTTATGCTAAAGCTAGGTTTTCAAAGATGCGTAGATTGTATGATCTAGCAAAAATAAGAATTGAAATGTGGAGAACTAAAGAAGCTTCTTCACGAATATAATATTCCTCATGGGATAGAGAGAGCAGCTTATTGTTAGGCGATAACTAATGCCATGGCTATAAGACCTAAAGAAAGTTGTTCTCTTGGCTAGTTAGAGAGAGGTAAGGTTAGAGCGATCGTTAAAGGTAGGAATGCAGCCACGGGCTACCGCCTCTCTTGGCTAATCTAAAATTTTGATGATTCGTTTACGATCACCCATGTCGATTTCAATTTCTGCTTTGACTTGTTGGCAGGACATAGATATACCTTCCTGATTCTCACCGATTTGTCTTGTAACAATGCGTTTCTGTTCAAGGCAGTCAGCCATACCGCTTGTAGGGACATACTCTATAACCTTTCCATTCTGTATCATTAATATTGCAAATACTACTTCAATCATGATATCCGTTTTTTTCTTCTAAATCTATTATTCTTTCTTCATGAAACTGTATAGTCATGTCATTCTTTTTAATGTTAGGTACTTCAGCTTCCACCTTTTCTTTTAATTTATCTTGTTCCTTAGAGAGGAACTCTAACAACATAAACTGCTCTTGATCTATAGGTTTTTGTGTGGATGCTTCAAGTAAGTCTTGCTGCATCAGCTGTAATTCAGTTTCTATAATATTAAGTCGCTCAATGACTCCAAACCCGAACCAAGCACCAATAATACAAGCACCAATAATACTGATAAGATTACGCATTGGCATTGCGATAGATGTGTTTTCACTTATTTTCATACTTCCTCTAGTTGTCTATTCTCACAGTAGAATGCCCAGGTCTTTAAACCTTTACCTTCTTTTGCTCCATGATCTTCTGCTAGTTTAGTTACTAGTTCTGTTTTATTCCAAAATACATAGTCCAAACATTCTATCTTTGTATCAAATTTTTTTAATTTATACTCAGTATAGTGTGGACCATTTATACCATCATACCACAGCATGGCTGTTATGACCCAAATCATTTTTTACCAAAGAATTTTGTTGCACCTCTAATACCAAATGATGCACTTACAATTACCCCCAGAGTGTATTTATACCAATCAGGTGTCATAGCTAAAGCTGCAAAACCTCTTTCAACATATTCTACAGTAAACGGAAAAAAACAAAGCAACAGAGGGATACTAAAAAGTATCGTTAAATATTCGTCTTTCCATGAGTCTTTACTACCTTTAATAGCTTCAACATCCCAGTCTATTTCACCTGCAATCTGTTTCTTTTTTATCTCTGTTTCTGCTTTTATAGCAGTTAGCTTTTGTTCTGCTTTGGCTTTACGAGTCTCAACATAGCCACCAATAGCATCACTAGCCACTCCTAAGAGGGGCTTGATTAACATTTGTAACATTTAAATATTCCTTATGATTGTAGATAGTTCAATTGCTCTAGCAGGTGTTTGTTTGTGCCATCTAGAATCTAACATTTCATCCGCAGCAGTTTTAAAATCACCATCATCTAGTGCTTTAAGTGTTTTTTTAAATTTAGATACCCTAGGGTAGCCCATTTGAAAGAGCATTTCGATCAAAACGCCCTGAATTTGCTCTATATCACCCTGATCTAAGCCTTGGGTATACAAATTGGGTATATGCTTCTCTATGAGCTGTTTTGCAGCGTTAAAAGCGATTTCAAAGTCTTTATCAAATATCTCACTTAAATGATCCACAGAGTACTTAACACCCATCTGAATGTTATCTTCTGGTAAAATCATATGCCCCCAACCTATAGTAGGTATACCAAGACTATCATTGTAAGCTTCATCTCTAAAACCTTCGTGACCTTTAATACGTTTTTTAATCTGCTCCAAAATACATATCCTTTAAAAGTTCATCAGCTATTAGACCATCAATAGTTGTAGGTTCACCAGTAGTTCTTCTAGGCACTTGACCAGCAATAGATTGTAATGCTTCCACAGGGTCTTTAAATAACTGTAGTTCTTTAGTCATATACATACCAATTCTATGCATTAGATCTGGGTATGTAGTTCCATATTTAGATTTACTCCAAATCATTATGACTCTTGGTAAATCATTTTCATACTCAACTTGCACATAGTGCATTTGATTGTTGAGTTCTAAATTTTTTGTTATGCCTGGTCTTCTATTATTTTGTGGTTGGTACATATATATGTCATGATTTTCTTGATTCGTTTTCAATGAGGATGTCAATGTAGTGCCTTGCCTTTCTTAAATCTTCTATACCATTTTTCATTTTCCATCTTGTAATATACTTTATTACACAAGCCTCGCAATGTGGTATATTATTTGCGAGTATGAACTCAATTGGTTGAATCACCATATTTCTATAATGATCCCCACCCTCTTGTTTATCAATTTCTTTCACTAAGGAATGACTTTATTCCAACTTCCACCTTTTGACAAGACCATTGGTAATAATTTTGGTTGACTATTTATAATGATACCGCAACCAATAATGGGTCTATCCTTGAATACTTTATCATATGCAAATGCCATAGAGTCTTTATCAATAAGACATCCTACTTGCATTGCCCATAATAATGATTCAGGATTACCCCAATAAGATATCCCATATTTTGTATGATAGTGGCCCTGGACATAACAGGTTCCCTGCTTCTGTCCTACAGATAAAATATTTGCAGATTTACCATGATGAAAGTGTACATTATTACCATCAGGTAATTTAATTGTTAGTTCATTGTGCCACTTCCAACCTTTGCCTACTTGTAATACTTCATTGTATCCACGCATATATGCCATAGGTAATCCTGCTTTGAAGGATCTTCTATATGCCAGGCTACCATGATTAGAATGCAATATATCTACATTGCTCCATAATTTTTCAATTTCTTTAATGGTTTTTCTAGCCTCTAATAGTTCATCACCAGCAGATGGTAAGTCAGGGTCTTGCCCATGCATATTTAATCCGTGTTTATCGCATTCATCGCCGATGTGTACAATTCTATCAGGTTTATATTTTTTCTTTATTCCTTTTAAAAAAGGTAAAAGATCAGGATGATGATAAGGACAATGAGTATCTGAGATAACTAATATCCGTTTATTCATAATAAAGTTCTAATTATTAAATAACACATTTGTAGAATAACAGTAGTTCCTATAAACCATACAAGAGTTCTCAGTTGTCTCATATCTTTTTCAATATGACATAAATGATTGTCTTTCAGAGTTGTTAGCTTTTGATCTAACAGTTCTAGCTTACCCTCTATACGGATAATAGCTTCTCTATTTTCCTGTTCCATTTTTCAATCTTTCGATTTCTGCTTCTAATTTTGCAATATATTGTGCTTGTTCATTTAGTTTTTGCATAGCAATAGCCAATGCTTGTTCAGCAGATATATTTGGATTCTTAGGTTTAATTAGCATTCAGTTGATTTTCCATCGCAGCAGCATATGCAGCTTTATGTTCATCTGTCCAAAAAACTTCTGCCATTTTTTTAACTTCATCAACAGCATCTGAAACATCATCACTTGGTGTATAAGCTCTACGCCAAAATTTTCTTGATATTTCTACGCCATCTTCTTCAATAACAGTATCAATACGAACTTGTATATGTTTCCATTTACCTACTAATTCACATTTACCTGTTTCTTCTTTTTTTGTTATTGCCATTTTTTTCTCCTTATTAATTAATCACATGGATAACTTATAAAAGCTTGACCAAAAGGTGTAACCATTCCTTCCAAGCCCTCTGCTTGTAGATGTGAGGTTGCTGACCCTGAAACAGTTGTAACAAATCTCATTTTAGATTCGTTGTCATAGATCACTGACATAATCTGAACACCACTTGGTATTGTTGTACGACCAAAACTACAAGCACCAACAACTGAATTTCCTGATGCGTTGCAAACAAAGGGTAATCCTGTAATTACAACATTACCGCTTGATGCGGTTCCGCTTGGTGTCGTCACAGACCAATTCATTTGTAAACTTACCCAGTCTCCTATTTTTGTATAAAAAGATGCACCACTTCTACCTGATGTTGTAAAGTCTGTTCCCTCTGTTGTGCAATTTGAGGTAAATGTACCTTGTTCATAATCTGTTAACACACTACCTGTTGCAGTCTCTCCTGTTCCAGTATCAGCTTTTGCAGAAAAATCTATACCTTTACCTGTAGCTGGAACAACATTACCATCTTTGAGTGTAAGTCCATCAATAGCCACTCCATTAGTACTTGTACTTTCTGATATTGTATCGACAACAACTGCATTATCTTTTAGTGTTACACCGTCAATAGCAACACCATTAGCTGATGTCTTTTCTGATATTGTATCTACTCTTATTTCACTCATGTGTTACTCCTGTGGGTTACTTGCGTCATCACGTGCTTTTCTGTTTTTATAATCAGAACGAGCTGTTACTAATTCCACAAAGTCTGCTTGATTAGATGGAATAGGATCTGTAAATGAATCATCATTCATCAACTTATCTGTCCACTCACGTTGCATACGTTTCCAACAGTTGTTGAGTTTACCATCAACTGCTTTCTGTATCCAATCATCTAGACCAGCATTATCTGTGTCGTTATATAAATCATTAGACAGAATTGTTTGTTGTAAATCTGTTAATGTTACTTCTTTTTTGTGATCAGCCATGTTTTACCTCCTTTAAGGTTAATTGTTTCGTTAGCATGCTAAAAATCCTGAAAAATGAGAACTTGTTCCATCTATGTCTGTTTGTTGTGTACCATTAGTTTGTCTGATTTCAACAGTAACAGTGTCATTTGCGTCCATATCAGCCAAAGCAGCAACATTTAAAGCCCAATAATTAGGATCTGCAGATAGGTAATCAAGATCAAACAGAGTGCCATATATAGTTCTGTTAGAGGTAACGAGTTTAATCCAATAGTAGTCGGCTGCCTCGTCAACACTGTTAAGTCTAACATAACAATTTAAAAAATATCTACCAGTCACGGGAGCTGTAAAAACATTAGATGCAAAATCTGCATTTTGGTCAAACCGTTCAGATCCTAATGCTAATGTAACCCAATCACTAGTATCAATGTTAGTTTGATCTAATGATGGCTGTACAAGAAAAGCTGGTTGTAGTGGCTTGGTTACTGCACCAGTTGAATCTATTTTAAAAGCATCAGCACTACCTGTGTAAGCTATAAAGGTACCTCCTGCATTGTAAAGTTCCACTGCATCAGAAGCAGTATCATCTCTTAACACAATACCGGGGTCGCCACCTTGAACTTCAATAAAAGCATCT